AAAAAAGAAACATACGATCTTTCCAATGAAGAATCCCAGAAAAAGACACAAGATCAAGAATCCGATTGTCAACATTGTCTCGTTCATTTAACATGGTATCATGCTTCAATGAGAAAGAACACAACTTCAATGAACGGTCAAGATTGTTCTTCTTTGAATGATTAAGTTTCCATAATCAAAACTAAGAAAATTAAGTTAAGACCGATCTAGAAATCGTATTATGCCTTACGGGCTGGTACGATGGAGAATGTGGGACCGAACATCTCGAATTGATCATTTCCACCCGCACTCATACGAGAATCACCCACATAACAATCGTATCCCATGTAATAGAGAACCTCGTTCAAATTTGGATCCCTTGCTGAACCTCTGAGGTGTTCATTGTTGATCTTTTGAGGAGGTTTAATGAATTGCAATTTCAACGTAAAAAAGCGTAGCGTGATAGCGGGATTCGGTTTGCACGGTTCACTGTGGGTCTCAGTTCTCTCCAAGATCGTTACAAGAGAACCGCTAGACAGAAAGATCTCGCCCTCATTTCTTGAGTAATTGTGATTCGCAGAAACGTGCGCATCGAAACGAACCGTGTTACACTCTGGTACGAAATTATTCATGACTCATTCTAACAATTTCTTGAACGAAAGAACACCAATAAAACACGTCGTAGATGTTCTTCTTTTGGAGATTATGATTCCCCAATCAAAGCATCAAGAATTCATTGAGATGAAACGTGAGTCAATCGAGATGCGATCAAATCATGTATCGATGCTTGTTTGATCGCTGTTTTTACCTCAGCATCGGTGAAACGGACTAAATTCAACGAATTATCTCTGAACCAAAAATCTTGTTCACGATCCGTTTCGTACTTTCGAAGTATGACGACATCACGAGATGTCTTGAACTTTTTGATTTCATCGAGCGAACGATCAAGACCATGCCAGTAAACGCCGTCGAACTGAACGTAAGTGTTGATCGATTTGACGTGAAAATCAATTGACCACTTTTTATTGATCATGATCTGACGTTCAACATCATGATCACCAAATTGAATTGTCAGGATTTTGAAGAATTCGTCCTCGGTTCGCGATTGACGATACGAACCGTTTCGTTTCATCGTTTGGTGTGCCTTTTCACTGAATTTCGGGTGCTCGAGTGGAGAATTAACTCCATAACGTTCGTTCAATGATTTTTTACGTTCGATTTTGAATTTAGTAGTTGTAACATACTCAGGTGTTCCATAGCGATCTTGAATTGTGGCATTTCTTTTAGCACGTACTTTTAGATTTTGTAGCGCGTTATCACATCCGTAAATTTCATTAATTGTTTGAATTTGTTTTTGACGAATCAATGGAACCTTTGACACATGATCAACACCATAACGTTCAAGACATGTCATTTTCTTTGCATTCTTGGTGATCTCGCTAGAATGTGCCAAAGAAATTTTATCTCGTACTTCCTTCGATTGTGAAGGTCGTTCCGTTCCATACCTTTCAAGGGACGTTTTCTTGATTCGTTCTTGAACGTCAAGATTTTGTCCAGGACTATCGCAACCGTAGATTCGATTGTTCGTGTTTTTAATCTTATCTCTTACGTTTTTTGATTGTGCGGCGGGATGACCGTACCGCAGGATGTTTGTTGCTTTTCGCTGAAGTTTTACACGTTCTGGATGCGATTTATTGTACTTTGAAACGTATTCACCATACTGAGAATCGAACATTCGAACCTTGTAGGTTGCGCGAACGTACGAAGTTTCATCCAGTTGAACCTGTTCACCATGAATTTCGTGAATTCGTGATTTTATTTCTTCGACAGAAACCTTCAATGTCATAAAAGCTAATCATTTCAACAACTTTCACCCCACGGTGATGGCCTTTCCCAATGGTACGACCATGTACTTAAGTTGTTTGTTCAGATTCTCTGCAATTGAGGCTTCACGTTCAACAATTTTATCGTACATTAACTCACCCAAGTATTCAAGAAGTTGATCAACCAGTTTTGACTGGTCTTCCCGACCTTGTTGAACTAGTTCAGCACCGTTCAAACGAACTTCGGCATTTGGAACGGGAATTGTATCGAATTTGGAACGAATTAGCCCCAAGAGTTCTTTACACAAAGCAAGAACGTATTGGCGGATCCATTGTCTGCCTGGCTGGGTGATTGTAGTGAAAGGAAGGACTCCGAATGGAATGTTGCTGGGTCCCGAGATACCGTAGATCGAATCGTCTTGATACGCGATACCGTTGAGAGCTCCATTACCAGATGCGGCTAGAGGATCGACGTACGGAAAGACACGAACGAACAATTTTTGTCCAGGCATGAACGACGTTGGGATGGGATAGATTCGAATCTTGCTACCCGTTATTCGGTACGAGTAATTCGATCTTCGTACTCGAAACGATGTTTCGAGCATTTGTCGTCTAAGGACATCTTCAAACACGGGATAGACGTAGAAAATTGAACTATTAATGTAACTTTCATAGTTGAAGTTCGTCGCGAGGAAATTCGTGATGTTACTAGAGTTCAACAGGTACCCCTGAGCCGCCAATGGTTCAAAGTGCATGATCTCGAGAACTGTCAACTTCCCCTTCGAGCCGGAAGGAATTGCATCAACAACAAGCGACCCGCTCATCGTCCCACTAAAGATTCGCAGCTCGGTGTAAAGATCGTAATCTTGTCTTCCCGCCTCTAGGTCAAAGTAACCCTCAATTGCGTTGAACGCACCACCGATGCCCGTGAACGAGGCGTACGGTTCAGCCATGCGATTCAGGAATTCAAACGTTCTGTGGGGGTAGAGGTTCGTGAGATCCAAAGTGCCAGTTGGAAGCCCCAGCACACCAACGAGCTCGTTCTTTGTACGTAGTTCGTGAATGTATCGAGCATACGTCAAACATGCCTGTTCGAACATTGCCCAAATTTGCTTCGAGGTCAGCTCGACGCTGAGAACATCATCGCCCAGGGCCCTCTTGACGAACAGAACCATGTTGTCAGCTTCTGAGCGAAAAGATGCCTCGTTATCAAAAAATGAAAAAGGAGTTGGATGTATCGTCTGAGCGAAAGTTGTCATTACTTCTTTTCCCACTCCTGCGTGTGTCCGTCAGACGGTCGCGTGACCTTCAACTTATCACCGTCAAGCGCGACGTTCGCCTTCTCACCCGGCTTGAACTTTGAGTTATTCTTTCCGAATATATTGCTGTCGAATCCCGTGTGAACGTCGAACCCATATTTCTTACCGTAAACTTTACGAGATTTTGCGAATGCTGGATCAACTGGAGACGTTTTTTGAGCAGTTTCACCTGAATACGCTCCTACGCCCGGACTCTTTGGTTTTCGAGGCCCCATTCCGTCAGCATACGACGTATCGTACTTCTTTTGTGGGGGTTCCGGTCGCTTCATTTGCTCTTGGTAACCCTTGGCGAGCTTTTCGGAGATCTTTTTGTTAATGAATTCTTGTGCCTTTGCCTTTGACATGAATGGATAATCCGCATGTTGTCCTTGGGTTCCAATTCGTCCCCAATTCACACTAACATCGAACGCATCAGCTTCGATGTTCTTCGCAGGTTCCATCTTCACGCTCCAGAACTTCGATGAATTACCTCCAATGAAGGTGAAACGACGTTCGGTGTACATGGGACTCTCGTAATCTTTCTTTGCTTGTGCCCATTCACGAGCCTCAGCCTCAGCTCTTGCATATGATCTGGCCGCTTTAGCTTCTTTTTCAGCTGCACGTCGTTTATCATCAGCGGCCGCCGCTGATTTATTACGTTCACGTTCACGTTTCGCTGCATCTCTGCGTGCTTGATCCTCCGCGGCGGTGGGATTACGTGCGGCATGTTGTTGCGTATGTTTGGACTTAAAGAAATCTTCCCAAGGATTTGCGTTGTGGGTTGAACTGCGTGTATTTGATGAGGTAGTAGATCCCAATTCCCTGTCGAGGTTCGCTCTTTTAGTGGGGTCACTGAGAATCGCTTTCGCCGCATTGACACGTACCATATCGGTCGTCGCAGTGGGAGACTTGTTGACATCGGGATGCATTTCACGAGCCTTCTTTCTGTAGGCGATTTTAATCTCGTCTTCAGAGGCCGTTCGTGGAACGCCTAAAACATAATAGGCATTTAACATTGCTTCCCTGATGATCCGACGCAACTCGTTCAAACGATACTTCATGTTGTAAATATTTTACCGAAGTAATGTTTGTGAATTGTTAATCATCATTACGCGAACGTTCAATGCGTTCGAGCCGAGATTCCCTTGACAACAAGTCACGTTCGTTTCGAGTCTCGTACTTCGCTTCAAGAACTGCGATCTCTCGAATGTTCGATATCAATTGACGATTGATGGAGCTAATTTCATCGCTCGATTCATCCATTCGCGCAGTGAGGTTCTTTTCAAGACGAAGAAAATTTTCGTTCATTGAATCCTCAATGCTGGTGAATTTTTCATCAACATTGTCCCTCATGTCGCCCAGCGTAGTTTGGATTGCTGAGTACTTCGTCGCAATGTGCCAGATTGCGAATGCAATCGCAGAAAGCAGCGATGCAATCATACCGATAGCTGCCGCATTTGCGTTCAGCCACGTTAGAAACCCGACGCTTTCAAGTGGAACAGGCGGTGCGATGATGGTGATCCTCCTCATATAGGTAGGATTTTATAACCGTAAATGCGAACATTTTTGTGTTTTCATACATGATTGATGATAAAATCAGATCAACAAGGAATATAATGGCAAAACGATCAAAGATTACGAACGACAACGATTTCATCAACGTCGAAGAAGTGAAAAGTGTTTCAGAAAAGATCGGAGAAGGTGCATACAAAACGGCGGTTCCCTATCCTTCTTCGAAGGATTTCGAAATCGTTGAAATCGTCGAAACAAAGAATTTTGGTGCGAAGACGTACCGAAAGATCGATCATGACGCTTTGAAGGCCGCACGTCAAAAATACGGTGTCGATCAAGGTCGATTGAACGACGAGTTCAAGCACGATTGTTTCGTAGAACTTGGTATCGAGAACAACCCGAAGCGTGAACGTTGCTGGGACCTTGCATATGAGCACGGTCACTCGTCCGGTAATTCCGAGATCTGGTTGTATCTGCAAGATTTCGCAGACCTGATCAAGTAGTCATCATGACCTCTCAAATGAAGATGGGACTGAAAATTCAGTCCCATTTGTCGTATCGATGATACATATCAACGGAGGTCATTTAAATGAGCGCATTCGAACTAATCGCTTTGGTTGCTGGTTATGCACTAGCCGCGACAAAGTTTCTTAACACGGTCAAACCGTACTGGGGCAAGTTGCCAAAGTTCTTGTCAGCATTGCTACCTTCCGTGGTTGTACTTCTACCGGCGGTCGCAGACCGACTCGGTAGTCTGCACAACGTGACGGATCTCAAGGTTCTAGGGGCTGCAGCGCTAGCGCTGCTTCTGCCGGGCTGGCACGGATCTGATCCGAAGGTTGAAGACGCTAACGTTAAGCCACTCGTTTAACTTAGTTTCCTTAACTTACTTCGAGGGGCGCCGTTTGGTGCCCTTTGATTTTTTCTGCGGCGGGGTAAGCGGGGGACAAACATGTTTTGAAATTGCGAAATTCGCATCAATGACGTCGTTGTTGATCTTTTCAATCCTCTGATCCTGTTTCAGGATAGCGTCCGAAACGTTCGATTCGATCACATCGATCCTACGGGCGTTATCTTGAATCTTTGCTTCGGCTTCTGTCAAGTAACGATTCGTGACCAACGAGATTCTCGTTAATTCAGCATTTGCGTCCTTGAATCCCTTGTAAACAAAGATACCGGACGCGAGGTTGACGATAAGAATGAATCCCGCAACGAACAATCGTTTATTTTGAGCAGGTTTTACAATGAATTCGTGTAATTGAGGTTCGTGGTGCATTTACAACTGTAATCTAAAACTGGTTAAAAGAACATGACGATCAAAAATAATTATGTGAATGAAGATATCAGACGTAGGAATCAAAGCAATTCAAAATTTTGAAGGATGCAGATTAGATGCGTATCTCGACGTCGTCGGTGTGTTGACGATTGGTTACGGACATACAGGTACCGATGTTAAATCTGGAATGAAGATCACCCTCCCGGAGGCGATTAACATACTCAGGAGGGATCTTGATCGATTCGAAGTTGCCGTTAGTAACAGCCTGAAGGTTCCTGTATCACAAGCTCAATTCGATGCGATGGTTTCGTTGGCATTCAACGTCGGAGCGAAGGCATTTCAGGATTCTACATTGTTGAAGAAGCTGAACGCTGGCGATGAAATGGGAGCTGCTTGTCAATTCACTCGTTGGAGCAAAGCTGGTGGTCAATTCAACGAAGGGCTCGCTTTGAGACGAGCCGCAGAGTTGTTCATGTTCGCTCGCGGTTGCAAGTAATCAAGTAGAAGACGAATGAACGTAATTGTGAAACGCTTGATTCACAGCTTCAACCATCGTACGAGCAGTTGCTGAACCTATAGCTTTACGTGGTGTTCCGTTCTCAAAAACGGAGTAAACCTTTGCATTCCACGTTGGAAGATCGTCATTGACGAGATCGTACGGTACGCCGAACGAAATCTCTATGCGTCTGCACCCTGGTTCAATTTGTGCCCATTCAATGACTTTGTCCATATCACCCCTCCAGAAGTGCAGCCACGACCTCGTTCAAAACCGACGAACGAACGTGAGCGAGCTTCTTCAGCGTTTGACCTTGTAGAATAACCGGCAACGACGTATCGATCGTCACCTGGCCATTCTCAATCCTGATCGTCAAGTTCTCGTTCTTGATGATCGTGCACTTCTCAACCTCTTCGACGCATACATTCTTGATCATTTTGTTTTCTTTTCTACCCTCACAGAGGATGACAAATAAACCACCGGTTATGAATATTAACCAAATGATTGCTCGGTAACACCAAAACCAGATCATTGTCCCGACAATAGAACCTTCACCGCATCAACGACCTTTCGTTGAAGATCGGGGGGAAGAGAAGACAACCGAACGTATTGCTCGTTCTTTTCGAAGGATGCGGTCGGTCCACCTTCAGTGTATTCAGAATTCGAAGTCACTGCAATGTTGATGAACAACGGCGCAACTCCCGCGGTAGCTGATTTGATCGGACCAAGCAAATTCACGTTTTGAACTGGCATTTGCATCAACCTTTGAGGATCTTCTTTGAATTCAAGAGATCGTTGGCTTCACGAAGTTGCTTTGTGAGCACGTCACGTTGCTTCAAAAGATCCTCTTTCTCACCAGTAGGTGTGCTTTCGATGAGTTCATTCAATTTCGCCAATTCGCTCAGCATGTTTTCAATTGTTGCAGCCATGGAATCAATCTACACAAAACAATCCGAAAGTATCAATCATCCGATCCAGGATCGTTTAATGATCGAGTTCACGACGTCAACGTTGATACGATGACCGTCAGCTTCGTAGAAGGATTCATGACGAACGATTTTCGTATCGTTCAGTGAATTAACGTTCAACCTGAATCCTTCGCGCTTGATGATGACGTAAGCGTGATGAAGTAACTTTCCCCTGATGTCCTTTGATACGATCTTGATCATCATTTCCTTGTTAATCATGACGCCTACGCCTTTCAATCAATGTTTTACTTCGAATCCTTGACGAAGGAATCGTGACGATCGAGGAGCTTCTTCAACGAACGAACCTGACGACCGGTGAGCTCTACGGTGTAACCACCGCGAATGTCACCACCCTCAAGATCCATGAACAACTTCGTGACGTCATCACGATCCGTCGAAATGGCGAATCGATCGGTGCCCGGATCACGGTACCGCGTTTCAGTACGCAACTTTCCGTTCTTCGTCTTGCGACTCACGATACGTGAATTACGATTCTGGCTCGGAACCCGATATCCCGTGAAATCCTTCTTCTGACCGAACGTCTCATTCCAATTGAACTCATAGAACATGTTTTTTCTCTCTTTCTTTCAAGCACGATTTGTTGAATGGATGCGCATCTTGACAACATCCTTCGTGCTCATTGATCAAATTACAATCTTGTGTCACCACGTTCAACATTGTGATACGGTGTGGGTGACATGAGAGAATTAATGATCTCAGAACTGAGACCGGGTGACATGCTAATGGACGAACTTTACGATTCCATCTGGATGGTCGTGTCGAACGTGCAACAGACGATGGGTATCAGAAGCGAGTCGTTAAGAATGACGAACAAGGTCGTGTTTTTGCAATCGGGCGATGTCAAGATGCTTCGTGGGATTGAGACAATAACGTTCCTTCCGGACGATAGGCTTGGATCGCAATCATTGCACATGATTCAAAACCATTCACCTTTGATACGATGAAGCTTATCATGGTCCGCATCGGTGCACGTCATGTTGACGTGAGCGAGCTCGTGACGGTAGACCCTCTCAAGATCTTTTTCGTTACGAACCAACGCGAGATAGATCAACACGTCCGTGTACCCACCCAAGAATCGCATGCATAATCCCGCTCTATCACTTAGCTTACCATCGCTGAACACAACTCGTGTCTCCTCATCGAAGCTCAAGTCAAAAAGAGGAATCGTTTGATGTTCGAGGTTGATACGATCAATGATCTTCATTGCGGAGTCAATGGACACGGGATTGCGGGTTGTTAAAACGCACCCCCATGAAGCGAAGAGGATCATCGATAGCACGAACGTTTTCATCATGAAATACATAACGAACGTTCATCAGTGTGATGGTATCGAACCGGGAACTTTGTTTACAATTTAGAAAGAGGACGGATCAATGATGAAGATAAAGGACATCAGACCGGGAGACGTGATCCAATTCTTGGACGGCGGAAAACCGTACTGCTCAGCGTTCGTAATCGGCTTGACACGAATCGACAAGAAAACACCACTTTACGCGGGTGCTTTCCCGCGTATCGAATGTCATGTCATCAACGACCTGAAGTCGCCTTACATGAATTCGGGGCTGATAAGTTACTGGTCCTGGCCGAACAGTTACAATGAACGAACGTTGGAGGGTTTAGAAATGCGTATCGTGAATCGTGTGTACCCCTCGGGCGGTCTTACGAGCCTCTTTGAAGACCCGTTGGATGAAAATCAATCAAACGACAAAGAACCACTCAAGTGAATGGTTCGATAGTTCGTGCCTCTGATCATTCCTTGTCGGATTGGTTCTTGCCGCGTTTGCTCTTTTTTGTCTCGGGCACGTTCGTTTCAACCTTCGTCTCGGTGACGGTTTCTGTCACTTCTTCCTCGACGACGGGTGATTCCACGACAGGCAGTTGTTCTGTGACAACGACGTCAGCAACTGGAACCTCAACGACCGGAACGACCTTCTCGACATGCTCAATCTTCGCGTGCTTCTTCGCATGAGCATGTTCTGCAACGAGTCGTTCAGCTTCAGCATGAGCTGCGTGTTCAGCGGCTCGGCGAGCCTTGCGTTGCTTGACATCTTGTTCGTGAAGTTCCCTTAGTACTGCTCTTGGTGCTGGCATGTGATATCTCCTATTTCTTCACCCGGTAATGCGAGCAAAGTTCTTAATTATAAGTATCTCCAAGTCAATCAATGTTGATATGAGGTACGAGCTCGTTTCAACCATTCTGGGTCGGTCGTATTGAATTCATTGAAACGTTTTAAAGGGAAAACTAATTCAAGAAAGAAATTCATTCTCGACCGTTCATTCATACAAATAGAGTGTTCATTCATCGTCGAAATGATACGATGATTCATCGTAATGAGGTACAAGGATCTTCTTCCCGGTGACATGATCGTATCGGATAACGGGTACTCATACTTGTTTTTGCAAGCATTGAACAGTGAAGGACGATGCATGTGTTTGATGCACGATACATACAACAGATCTTATTACAGAGACAATCCCGAAGTCGACAGTGTTAAATGGGTTGAATCATTTTCAAGAGAAGATGATGAAATCGCTGGCGGGACGGTGATTCTAATCAAAAGAACGCGTTCTACACGTTCGTAATAGGCAGCGTCAGAGCGCCCGTGTTAACGAACTTCTTCACGAATCGAGCGTTGCCGCATCCTTCGACGCGTCTGACGCCTGCATTCTCAACAACCTGCTTTTCAGTGAGTCCGTTCGGTTTATCGGCACGAAATTTGAAGCGATCGTAACGTACACCGTCACGTGTGTACCAGTAATTTCCGTTAGCAATTCCCTCTTGTTTAAAACCGCAAGCTGCGTACACGCCACCTTCACCGTACCGCAGTTCAGCGTAACTGAGAAGACCCGTTGCGCCCGCCAAGATCAAATCTGATTGTGAATGTTTCAGCATCTTCGAAGCGCCGCCGCGGACAGAATGAAATTTCTTGAATGCCATGCGTGCGAGTTCATGACAACCGGGGTACTTTTGTTGTTGGATCGGTTTACGGTACGTTACGCACCCGACAATACCGAGCTTGGGGTGCTTCAGCACGTAGTGCATCGATGCGCGTGTTGCGCCATTCAGGTGGTTATCGTTCAGGAACGGTTTAGTCACGGAAACATCGACCTTTTCAACGACGCAATCACGAGCGTTCAGCTTGACGGGGCGAACGCCTAGAGCGTTCGAGATGATCGATTCACAGACGCTTCGCTTGTTGATCCACTCGTCCGAAAAGAGCTGAATTAAACGAATTCCTTGAGCCTTGCACATTTCGTACTTTTGACGGTGGCGATTGTTGGTGAATGCATCATCTTCACCCGCTGAATCATCGTCCGCTAAATCATTTTTCTCGGTATTTTCAGACGTTGTATCGGTCGTGTGCCAGTGCAATCCGTGGTACTCAATTGCAAGTTTCTTAGAGGGAATCCAGATGTCAAGTTCGAGAGGTTTGATCGTTTGGCGATCATTGTTGATCGCATCATCGAATCCAAGAGATTTGACGAACTCGAACACTTCGAGCTGTTGACGAGATTGGGTGGGAAAACAGGTACGACATTGCCAGCAACGTTCAATGTTGCTGTAAGAAACTTTTGTATTTGTTCCACAATCATTGCAATGAATCTCCAATAAAGAGTTCTGTGTTTTGTAATCGTTCGCGTTCGAAAGCATGACACAATTGGGCGATGACTTTTCAAGTGATTTGATCACGGTTGAAAACGGAAGACGTTTTGAACTTGCAATTTGATTCAATGTTTTTTGTGAATGTTTCTTACCAAAGAAATGATTGCCTTCACCTGATTGTCTAATTGATTGTTTCAATAAAGAAATATGAGTTTCTTTCGTTTGATCTTTATTCCATGTCCTTTTAAGTTTCCCCCCGATCTTACCCGCCTCCGCCTCCGCCATGAACGAATGATCCTTGCAGTACTTCTTGAACGTGAACCCAACGTATCGAGTTTCTTGTGAACAATCATCTGCCGCACAACAAGGTTGAGAACCATCGTTGAGAACCTCGATCGTGTATTGCAACGCACTCATTCCGTGGGTTGCTTTGACGTGGTAACCCAAGAGCTTCAACGCTGACATCTTTGATGATCTCGGTTTGAAATGAGCGAAGCAAAGCTTGCAACGAGCTTCATCGGTGGCATCGTAGAATCCGAGATCTTGTGCTTGCTGTGTAAGCTCGGTTAGGATGCCTGTGGTTTCGACGTCGGTCTGACAGAGGTTCGTTGAATCAATGTTAAGGTTAATTGGCCCCGTCGTCGTAGATTCTTCTCGAGAAACGTCGGGTATTGTTTCTTGGTTCATGTGATGATTGTACATTTTTACCTGTACAACGTTTAAAGTCATTATTCCTTTAAGTCAAAATACCTTTTCATGTTTCGAACGTTGAAACGACAAAAGGCTCGCTTTCGCGAGCCTCAAGTCTTGTTAACTTATTTCTAAGTTATTGATATCAATTAAATAATTGACATGTCGAGGATCGTGACGGTCCCATAAAAATCTGAGCGAATCATCTTTTTAGCGTACCTTGTCATGACCCCCTTACGCGGTGAGAAATCTTCGGGGGCGAAAATGGTGGGAGTTACAATCAGCGGCACATACGGTGCGTAGACGTAACCCGTCTCCAAGTAGCTTCCACCCTTGTACCCCACAAGAATCTTGTTACGTGGGAAGTACGGATCCTTGTACACCGTGAAACGGTTGCTCAAGGTACCCATGGCTTCGGCACCGATCGTGATGGGGTTACCCACTTGACCGTCACCGTCCAAGGAGTACTTGGGCTTGTACAGAACGCTTGATTCCAGGATCGTGCTCACATCAGGTCCCGTGACCATGAAGTTAGCAGAACCGCGGAGGGTCTTGCGATGGATCGTGTTGGCGACGTCGATGATCGTCTCCGTCAGAGTCTCGTACCATTCCCGGACGGTTCCGGTGAATTGTGGCCCGATTGACAAAGCCGAAGCAAGAGCCACCGGAACGCCGGTTTCCTTGTTGACGAACTTACCGGGAGCACGTGACCAAAAGAAGTTGGCACCGTTCGCTTGAAGGACGAGATCGTTTAGGATCTCGCGGTCAATCTCAAGGGCAACCTGCTCTGATAGAATGCTCGTCAGCTCGACCTCGGCGTCCATGGAATGGTACGCATTGAGATCCTGAGCGAGCTCAGGGGACCAACGAGCACGTAGCTTCCGGGTCGTCGCGGTGATTGCGATCGATTCGATCTTGATGTCGATCTCGGGGATGACGGGAGAACCCGCAGCAGAGAAATCGGTTTCGAACGAAGGGATCGTCAATGAACCACCCACCGTATCAACGGCGAGCAGGTCGGTCGTAGCAGCAGAGACCGCGTTGTTCGTGGTCGCGAGCGGGGTGGTCGTTCCACCGTTCGACAGGCGGAAGGCCATCAAAATGTGGGTACCGTTCAGCGGGTTCGGAGTGAACACACCGTTCGGTGAAGAACCGGTGAAGTCACCTCGACGATTCAACCGGCGAAGGTTGAGGACGCCAGTACCAGCTTGGTATGACTCGCCCCAGGCAACCACTGAACCGTTTCCAACACCGGAGGTACCGAACGCAGTCAGAGCGATCTGATCAACAGCGAGAGTATCAGCACGTGTGATCGCGGTCGTCAACGTGGAGACGGGCAGGAACCCGAAGACCATGTCAAGGACGTTGTTCGATAGGTCAGCTTCGATCTGCGGGTCGAAACCTGCGAACCGAGCGCTTGAACCGGTGAACATCGTGACGTCAGAGATTGACGCAGCACCCAAGGAGCTCGATGTGAATCCGGTCGATGTCCAGAATCCGATCGGGGTCACCGCACCGACGGTGGCAGAGTTCAGGTGAACCTTGCTGTAACCGGTACCGACCAGGTCGTACTGACCACCAGCCGCGAGAGAACCTGACTGAACACCGCGCCCTGGGGGGTTGTTGTACAGTGATTGACCGCGAGTGTAGGTCTCGTTAGCAGACGAGGAACTGAGGCCGACACCGGCATCACCACCGACGTTGCTACCGTAGGTGTAATCCAAGTAGAAGATCAGACCGGATGGGAGGTTCATCGGTTGGATCGAGACGAGCTCGTTCGCAACCAAACCACCGAACACCCGACGGACGATCGGGAATGCGATGTTCGAGAAGCCAGCAATCTGACCGCTCGAGGTGAAGTTCGCACCACCCGTGGAGATGGCGTTGGTCTCCTTCAAGACCTGCGCAGCCTGGTTCTCCAGGAGGCGAGCCATGACCTCACGACGGTTGCCGTCGAGGCCTCGTAGCAACCCCGTACGTGACCACTTCTCGATCAAGCGAGAGTTGTCCGCACCGACGTTGCGTTCCTTAATACCTTCAGCTAGTTGCTGTAGAGTGAAATTTTTCATATGTTCTTTCTGAATTCCTTATTTGTTGATACCGGCAAGTTTGGACCAGCGTTCGGTTTCAAATCCCTCGTTAACCGTGGATGAACCCGACCGCGTAGCCTGAGAACCCGATCCAATGACCTTGTTCTCGCTGAGCTTACGTTGCGGAGCGCTTAGACGCTTTACAACGCTCGTGTAGACAAGTTTCGCTTCACGTGGTGTATTGCACTCGTCGAGAGCCTTGATGACCTGAGCCCGTTGGCGAGGATTCAACGCTTCGCTTTGTAGCACCTTGTTGGCGTACACTAGCTTCACGCTCTGCAGATTAGCTTCTGCGAGCTTCTTGCGGAGATTAAGAACAGCTTTATCCGCTTGCTGGTTTCGCACAACGCTATTTGAGCGCCGTGATTTTGAGGCCGAACGACCTCGTGAAGATTCAACGATTCGATCGCGGAAGCGATCAGAACGCTTGACAGATTCGCCGAGCATCTTGACGAGCCGACGGTAATTTTCCTTGATGGAAGCGAGCTTGGAACCGCGTGACCGTGAAGCTTCTCGCTTCAACGTTGCCATGCGACCCTTGATGCGATTCTGACGAACGGATTCCTGACGAAGCTTGGAACGGGTCTCGGTGACATCACCAAGCTCAACACCTAGCTCGAGAGGTTCACCCTCTTCGACGGCTCCACCGAAGTCATCGAATTCATCGGCACCTGGCTTGGTACCTTTATTATCCGTGCTCACGGGTGCGTTCTCACGGAGAGCAGCCATCCGCTTGATCTCCTTGCGAAGCATGCCCTCGTCGATCTCAACGATCTCATCACCCTCGGTCTGAACTTCTTCGTCAGAACCTTGATCGTCGTCGCCTGCGCCTGAATCGTCCAGATCCAGATCGAGAACGTCGTCGTCCTCGCCACCGGAATCATCGGAACCATCTTCATCGCCACCGATGAGATCAACACCAACACCATCCAGATCGAGATCAGCAGGAAGCCCAGTCAGCTTGAGCGTGAGCTCGTTACCACCGTCGCCCGCGTCAACCGAATCCAGATCGACATCGTCGCCAGAAGCGTCCATATCGAGATCCATTTCCTCTTCCTCGTTCATT